CGGGCGAACCCCAGATCCCAAGGGGATCGGAGACACCAAAGCTGTACCGCTCGCGAGCCTTGTAGCGAACATTTCCGGTATCGAAATCACCGTCCATGCTCGTTTCCAATGCCACACGCTTGAAGTGCTTCATCCCGTCTGGGATATCCGTCAGAAGGAACCACGCATCCGTGTCCGTTAGATAGTGGTTCACAACCGTACCTCCCGAAATAATATTCATCGAACGCACAGCGTTGATGTCATTATCGGCAGTCCCAGGACGAAGTTCAGACTTCATCACCCGTGTTGCCACGAACTGCAAATCGGGCGGGATGACGAGAGTCTTCGGACGAGCAGCGATCAACAGGCCACGCTCATCCGTCCATTTACCAATCTGAATCACGGCAGCCTCAAGAGAAGTCTCATTGAGATCAGCAGCGGTAGCCGGACGATTGGAGTTCTTGCCACCCGAAACAAGCGGATGACCGTCACCACCAGTTATGCCGTCACCAGATGCCGTGAATAGATTTACACCATCGCCGCCCTGATAGGCAGCGGTGAACCCGTTGTTAAGCGGGAACACAGCTTTAACCTGCTTGGTGTGAGCCATGGCGCGAGCCAAGGACTTGGTGTAGCGAGCCGACAGTGAGTCATAAAGATTATCTTCCATGGCCTCTTCCGTAATGGCAAAACCCATGGCGATAGTTTCGTGGTTGTACCGCGCCACGAACGACTCTTGTGCGGCGTCATACGAGATCGCATCACCCTCATCCTTCACGGGTGCCGCGTCGAAGCCCGAAAGCTTCACTTCTTCCTCAAAAGAACGATCCGAACCTTCCGTCTCATAGATTTCGGTATGCTCGTCATCATAACGTGCATACTCCATTCCGAAGAGCGCGTTCAAACCTGGAAGTAGTTCCTTGAGGAGTTGTGCGCGTGAAATAGCCATTTGTCAGTCTCCTTACACGCCTAAGCAGTTTAGGTAGGAATGGGGGGAAACTGTGAAGCTAGACGCAGCATTGAACTTCACAATAACATCTGGAAATGCATCACTCGCCGTTGTCCCCTTCGGGGGCAGGCTGCTAGGCCCGTCAACGAAATCAATGATACGAAGGGGCAGCGTGGCCGTTACTGCTGGAGTGGTGCTATCAAGTGCGTTCTTGGACTTGCCAAACGTCGCACTTCCCGCCGTAACGACCACACCCACGTTCAGTCCGCGATCCGTAGTCTCCATAGACGCGCTGCCCTGCATCTGAATAAGGACATTAGGGTCGTCTAGCACATACGCCATCGCATCAGTGGCCGCATTCGACGCGGGCCAATAATTTGAAAACGTCTTCTGGCTGGTCGTGGGGTCCGTGTAGGAGCAACCCAAGAAAATCCCAACGCAACCAAGCGAAGCTGTACCCGCATTCTTCGTAATCGTACCGTTTGCCGCGAGCGTAACAAAGTCGCCGTTGGAAATCAGAGTGTTATATGTCGTAATAATCGGCAGATTTCTCGTCTTGCTGGTAAATGACCCGGAGGCACTAAGAGTGCCGATGGGCCTGGCCCCGTATGGGGCCGCCGTAGTAGCCATAATATTTTTCCTATCGAACATTGCTAGTTAGATAACCTCAGCGTTTACCACCGCCGAAGGTCACACGAGTTTGACGATCAGGCGGGAGAACGGGCATTCGAGGATCGCTTTCCCGCATATAACTGTTATCGACGGCCTGCATCTGTGAGGCAGCGTGTCTTTCGTAATACTCACGCCTCTTGCCCACGCTTTCCTCAGATTGCTTACAGAGCAATAGCCCGCCGAGTTCGATTCCTCCCTTTTCTTTCCACTCCGATTTATGATCGCTCATAATTCGGAGTTCTGGATGATCTTCAGCTTTAACAGGTTCCCATCCTTCACGAAATTTCTTGGAAACATTCGTGTTGTCTGGGCTGCCTACCATAGATGTTCGTATCCATCTGAACACCCAACCATCCTGGGGATCGGGATCCGGAAGAACCGATGCAGGTTCCCACGAAACATCACGAGCCTCGCTCTCACGAGTCTCTGTATTTCTGGGTTTCCTGGGGGCGCGTTCGTTAGCCATTAAGACATCTCCTTGATTAGCTGTGCCGCATATTGCTGTGGCGTTATACCTAGGCGTTCCGCGAGTTTGACCTGGGTCTGTGTCAGCGTAACCCTTTGCGATGGTGCGCCATTACCTCTAGATGCTGGCGCAACCACGGGATTCGCCTTGCGGCGAGATGCGGCATCAACTGAATACGTCGAATTGCTACCGAAGTGCGTAGGAAAGACTTCTTTCATACGATTATCTATCAACTTATAGTACTCATCAGAATCTGGGTCAATACCCTCTTCTCCTACCAGTCTTTCATGTACGCCATATGCAAAGCTTGTCATCTCCCTGTCCTGACCAAACCAATCGTTCGATTCCTGCCAAGATACGGCCCTAGCATCAGGTGCCGGGAGTTCCTCGGGTACATACTGCTGAGAAGCCTGACTTGCTAACGCCTGATCCTGGGCAAGTACATTACGTTTCCAGTTATCAATGATTTTCTGCGAAACGGACGGTGCATAGGCTTGAGCAAGCTGCGCGTTGGTCAAATCCTTTTGCGTTTTCGCAATTTGCTCCGCATCACCGGACTCATGCGCCTGTTTGAAGGCTTCTTCGGCAACAACGAGCGTAGCACTAGCACGATGTTTCGCCTGATCCGTTAATGCCGTCTGAGAATCCTGAACAAGCTGCACAAGGCGCTGATTTTCGGTTTGTAACCCCTGTGTGTAATTAATAGCCTCATTTGCAAGCTTGTCGGAGGCCTCTTTGGCCCTACGCTCCTCGTGATACTCCCATTTTAGCTTTTTAATCCGTTTTTGGGCACGATTTCCCAATTGCGAAAGCTCTTCGTCGGTCGCGGTGCCCCCATCTTCCGGTGTTTCGGCTACGGAAGCCTCTTGGCCCCCTTCCGGATGGTCATCTGCGACATCAACCCCTACTTCTTCCGGTTTGGTGGTATCAACGGTCGTTCTGACGCCCAAAAACTTGTCTTCTTCGCTCATCCTACTGATTTCATCAGCCATTATGCTCTTTCCACTCCTCTGGGATCTTCTACAACCGCTTCTACGGTATCATCGTTGATTAAACGAAATTCTTTACCATGAATTTTTATTCTAGTACCGCTAAACGCTCGAAAAATAACCCAATCCCCCACCTGGCAGTACGGCCCACCGGGAAATCGGGCATAATTTGCGTAAGAATCCGGCCCCATGCTCATTACCCAGCCCACAACGGTCGCAATGGACTCTTCATGTCGAGAATCTTCTGATCTTATGATGCCCCCATCGGTTATTTCATCAATTTCGGGGAGTGCAATTAGCAATTTGTAGCCCTTGGGCTCCGGCAACTGCGATGCATATCTATCTTTGTCCTTCTCGGGAGATGCCAACTCATTCCCCTCCTCGTCCTTCGTCCATTTACCAGGCTGATCACCATCTTCCTTCGTAACTTCTTTTGCGAGCGTAGTCATTAAGACCTCTCGTTAAATTATTGCGCCATAATGGCGAGTTGCAAGTTACAAATCCCTTATTTTTTCATCTAAATCTATAATTTCACGCTCCGTCCACGCTAGTCCCTCAATAATACCGCATATTTTGCGATACTCTTCCATATCTTTAGCTGCACCTCTCGCTAAATGATCGGTAAGCTCGTTCGTCTGAATTCTAATTTTCTTTTTAAGTAAAGATAGAACATTCTCATCCATCTTTCTTGTCCTCATCCCTCCTTGAGCCCTCATCTGCATCCTTACCTAGCTCGCGACCAAGCTTGAATCCTTCTAATTGCGTTTCTATATCTATCTTCTGCTGACTAGATTTAGTCTTAGCGATCAACGCCTGCTCTTCTAGCGTCAATCCCGCAGCTTCTATACGCTCCTTGCTTGCCAGCTTCTCGCGTTCCAACTCAAGTTCTGCTGCATCTTGCTGCTGGCTGGCTGCTAATTTTTGTCCCGCCAACGCAAGTTCTGCTGCATCTTGCTGCTGGCTGGCTGCGAGCTTCTCCCCTTCAAGCTGCTGCTTGGCGGCGTCGGCCTGTTGCTTTCTCTGGGCTTCCTGTTCCTGGATGGCGAGTTCGCGTTCGCGCTGTTGGATAATTGGATCCTGCTGCTGTTTCGCCTGTTCCTCCGCCTGGGCCTTCTGCTTTTTCTTGCCCAACATCTGATCGGCAGCATCGGCAACCAAAACACTCAATCTTTTCTCCATATTTTCCGGCAACTTCTCATTAGTCGGCGGCAACGGAACACCAAGTTCCTCTTCAATCTGTCTACGGAAGATAAATGCCAGGTGTTCACGGATATGGGCATCCATGGCACCACCAATTGCTTGGCCATTCGGACTATTCTGTATCTGCTGTGCAACATCTGGATCATTCTTAATTGCCATGTGAACGCGCATATGTGCATCGTGATCTTGATATTCAAATGCTTTGACGGGACTAAGGATGAGTATATCCTGATTTTCGCTAACGGGATCCCTCGGAAGAATGTCATCCTTCTCCGGAACGACCTTATCAGCGTTGGGGATGCCAATAAGCTCCATCATCTGCCTGTGAAGAAGTGGTAGGTCATACAGATCGGGAGACTGGGCAGCCAATTGCAGCGCAGCTTGATACTGCATGATTCGTTGTGCCATGCTAGATGCATTGGGATCCGATACGGGAACGACATCAATGCGATCATCGAAATCTTCCGCCTTGATATCTTCTCCCTCATCCGTCTCATATGGATATGCCGGATCCGTATAGTCGCGAACAATCGTGGCCAGGATTTTATATTCCTGTTTAAGGCTCGCATGGATACGCGCCTGGATCGCGGACTGCACCTTCATTGCCCGCTCCATGATCGCAAGAGTAGTTCCTACCGGAGCCTCTTGGTTCATGTCTGCTACCTTGAGGTCAGCCATCGACGCAAAGCGTCGGCCTTCCTCCACGATGTTACCCAACAACTGATAAAGGACTGAAGAAGGTTCCTTATAGGGAAGGAAGGTGATGTTGTCCCTAATAACGCCACCGGGGACATCAACGTCCCTGAATTCCCCCGGCATGATCGGCGTATCATCACCTTTGATCCTAAGCCCACGAGTCTTGAGCCCTCCGGGCAGATTGGACAAAGTTCCCGCATCAACAAGCTGACGCAGCAGGCTGGTCGCTGATTTTGCGAGTCCTCCGATCATATGGATCAATCCGAGATTATAAAATCCAATCCCAGGCACATATCCATAATGTACGAAGTGCTGCTTCTTGGTTCTGTGGGGATCGTCTTCGGACCAATTTCTGTAGATCGACAGAATCGTATCGTTGCCCTTGTCGATTGTAACTACATAAGGAAGCGCAATCCCATCGGGACTTTCAAATCCGGGTAAGTCCAGATCAACGTGCATCTCTAGAAGCTGATGTCGCTCGTCCTTATCCCACGACGGCCTCACGCCTCCAATTTCTATGTACTTATTCGTAATTGCATTGGTTTCGACATTGGAGGGCGTGAGTTCGACATCACGATAAAATTTGCTGACCTGAAGTTTTTTTATCTGATTCGTGCTGCGATTCATCACATGGGTATAACGCTCCGCCTGGGCTAGATCCGCCTCATTGAAAGCAACCACAAAATCTTCAGCGGGCACAAACATAGAGGTGGGCCTGCCAAGCGACGGATCAAAGTAAATCTTGCGAAACGCTGAACCCGCGAGCGGAAGGTTGAACAGTAGCTTCTCGGTTTCGGAGCGATATTCCGTCATCACTTCCAAAAGCTGGTAGTTGAGATACTGCTGGACCCTCTTCGCCTGCTTGTCTCTTTCAGGACTAAACTTGCCCCAGATCTGGGTTTTGACGGGACCCTGTGCGGGCATGATCTCCTGGATTGTCTGGCTCTGGAATCGAACTACCGCTTCCGATAGCATGGGATGAAAAACTCCACACGCTCCGGCCCACGGTGTTGTGCGATCTTCGATCTCCAGTCCCAAATAATCCAACCCCTCTTCATATGTTTGTTCCCAGTCGCTCCTACTGCTCTTGTCGGAATTGAATTTGGAAACGAGATCCAGCGCAATGGAATTCAACTCTCCATCTTCGATATGTTCTGCAAGATTCGATTCAAATGACGCATCATTCCCATTTGCGGAAAGATCTGCCGGATCGAAATCAACGAGCATACCCCCGTCTTCCGTCTCCGTAAGCGTGGGCTCATCCGAGGGCATATCCTCTTCGACTATCGTAAATCCTCCTGATCCTATCTCGAAATCATCTTGATTGAAAAGAGGATCCATTGGTTTATCTATTGGCATTTTCTAACTCCTGATTCGCAATCAAAGCAATTTTCCAAGATCATCTGCAACCTTATGTAAGGTAGCAACAGTATGCGTAATCACTGGTGGTGCCTTATCAGAAATGCCCAGCGTCAATCCCTGGGTCAAACCCTTGGCGAATGCTTTATCATCCGCCGTTGGCTTACCTAGATCCTCGACAGTCTTCGGGTTGATGACCAGATCGGTGCCAAACGCCACATGGGGGATGACACCACAGGTCGAAAACTTCACATGGATGTCGCCGTCCTTGTCATACCAGACGCCAGCGTCCAGGCTCATCCCCTCGCCGGGACCGCCTTCCAGCCCAGCCCAGACCGTCGCTTGATTGCCATCCGGGTTGACGTAATGCCATTTCATCACGTCCGACACGCTGACACCGATGTGGGCGCTGACCTTCACCTCGAAACCTCTGCCGTCATGTGAATTCACGGAAGCGGACACGCCCTGCTGTTCGTTCACGGTTTCCACATCACAGATATGGTCGAAGTTCCACTTATCGGTACGCGACCACTTATCTCCTATTTCCTTCTTGAAATAGAAATTACCACCCTTGTCCGCATAGAATACATCCGCATCAGAACTATTGCTGACATAATAACCAGGAGGAACTTGCTGTCCCGTCATTTAATAATAATCCGCTTTGCGTCCTGGGAAAAACTCTTCCATGGGCTCATCGCTCTTAATCGAAATAAAACCACCCTGCCGGAACCGCAACAGTGCTTGCGTGGAGGAATCTACTAGATCGTCGTAATCCC